GGGTAGAAACACAGGGGCGCAAACCGCGAACCGGCGACAAGCTTCTCCATCTCCGTTTCCGCAACGGCCTGGAATCCGTGAAGGCTTACCAGGCCGACAAGATCCGATGGACCGACACCGGAGACCCTTGGGACGTAACCCACGTTAGGCGCGAAAGCTAATGGGCGCGGGGGGATACCAACAACTCATCGCCCGTTTGATTGAGGCCGGAACGCCTGCGGATTTGGTGGCCGAGGTGGCGATGGAGCTTGCCGCCGCCAATGCGTCTGCCGAAGCTCTGGAAAAGCGCCGCAAGCATGAGCGTGAGCGCAAGGCTAAGTCACGGGAAGTCACGGGACAGGACGTGACAGGGCGGGACATCCCTTCCCCCCTTAACCCCCCCCTAAAAGTTTCCCCAGACCCCTTCAAAGACACCCCCCCTATATCCCCCCGACCCGAGGATTTGTCGGCAGGGCCGACCCCTGCACCGCTGACCAAAAAAGAGGTGATTGAGGCGTGGCAGGAACGAATGGTTCCTCGCGGCTTCCCGGCAATCCGCAAGATGACCGCCCAACGCGAACGCCAGCTGGCAGCGAGGCTGAAGGATAGCACGCTGGAGGACTGGCAACGGGCGATGGACGCCCTTGAAAGATCAGCTTTTTGTCGCGGCGAGAACGACCGTGGATGGCGAGCCGACTTCGATTTTCTTCTTCAACCCAAGAGTTTCACCGGACTGCTGGAGGGCAAATATGACCACTAACCGTCTGGGCAAATCGAGCGGGGCATTCACCAGCAAGATCAGCGCTCGCCAATGGGCGCAGATGGCGAGGGACAAGGGCCTGCCGAAACACGCCGAAGCTTGGGAACGGGCGTACCGCGCTGGCTGGGATGATCTGCAGTACCAACCGGAAATCTAGCAGGGAAGGCGGGGGAAATGGATCCCTGAAGGTACAAAGGCAACGATGACGAATAATCTCCGGGGGGAGGAACTGAAGTGGGAAATGATGGACTCCGACTTTTCGAGGCCACTGCTCTTGGCGGGGGGAAGGCCTGTGCGAGCCCTACTTCGCCGGAGTCCGAACCAGGGTTCTCTCTCGATCCCGCCCAGCTTCATGGCGACAAACTACCGAGCCGCCGAAAAGGTTCCATCCAGTGATCCGCGCTCAGCAGACATTGGACGAGCTGGAAGCCATCCAGGCCGATCGTCCGCTCACCAACGAGGAGAGCGAGCAGCTAGAGCGGATACTGCGAAGGCTTGGACCCAAGCGGGACATCTGGCGGTGGTCGGCCAAGGACGACCGCAAGCTCAAGATGCTCATCAAGCGCCGAGGCTTTTGCCTGCGGATCAAGCCGTTCCAGCGGAATGACGAGGTGCAGCGGATCGCCGAGGACATGGGGCGCTCATACGAAGCCGTCCTCAAGCGCATCCAGCGGCTGAGAAGCAAAATGTCCAAAGGCACGGAATGAGAAGGGATGATAAATGAAAATCACCGACCACTCGCTCCTGAGATACCTTGAACGTGTCTGGGGCGTTGATGTTGAGAAAGCGCGAGCCGAGATGATGAGTGCCGAGAATGCCATTGCGACCGCTGCTGGTTTCGGATGCGACCTCGTCAAACTCGGCAACGGTGCCCGCCTTAGACTGAGCGGAGATACAGTGGTTACTACGCTTCCCAAGCGGGGGCGGTGATGCCCGCAGGCAGGCCCAGCAAATACCACGAGACCTATTGCAACGAGGTCATTGAGGCGGGCAGCGAGGGATTGTCCCTTACGGCGTTCGCAGGAATGATCGGTGTAGCGCGTTCGACGATCAACGAATGGATGGATGCGCATCCCGAATTTTCGGAAGCGGTAAAAGTCCACGCAGCCAAAAGGACGCTGTGTCTGGAGCGCGGACTGCTCAGCTCAGACCAAGGGCCGAAGGTAACGGCTCGCATATTCGCGCTTAAGAACGCAGACCCAGAAAATTGGAAAGACAAGCACGAGCACGAGCACTCTGGAGGCATGAAGGTCTATCAGGCTCCGCTCGATGATCGCCTGTGAAGTTCACCGCAAAGCAGCAGGAAGCGCAACACGTCCTAGCTGGCGATGCCAAACACTTGATGCTGTTCGGCGGGTCGCGATCGGGCAAGACGTTCCTGCTGACCCGCAATGTGGTGGCGAGGGCGCTTAAGGCTCCGCACTCACGCCATGCCGTGTTTCGCTTCAGGTTCAATGCGCTGCGGGCGTCGATCATCGAGGACACGTTCCCAAAGGTAATGCGCCTCGCCTTTCCCGGCATCACTTGCAAGATCGACAAGGAGGCGTGGTTCGCTCGCTTTCCTAATGGGTCCGAAATCTGGTTTGCTGGTCTTGATGACAAGGAGCGCACTGAAAAGGTGCTCGGTATGGAGTTCGTGACTATTTACTTCAATGAGTGCTCGCAGATCCCATACAACAGCGTCAATCTGGCGATCACTCGCTTGGCGCAGAGTGTCGATCAGGTCATTGAGGGCAGAGACCCGGAACCCCTGAGGCCAAGGGTCTATTACGACGAAAACCCGCCGTCGAAGGCGCACTGGACATACAAGGCGTTCGTCCAGAAGAGTGACCCGGAAACGGGGGAGCCGCTGCGCAAGGCAGATGATTACGCCTGGTTCAAGATCAATCCGCACGACAACCGCGAGAATATCGCGGATGATTATCTTGAGACGCTTGAGGGCATGTCGGCCCGAATGCGGAAGCGTTTCCTTGACGGCGAGTTTGCTGACGCCACGCCGGGAGCGCTGTTCTCGGATGATATAATCGACCGCTGGCGACATGACGGAGAGAAGCCGCTGCCCGATATGGTACGGGTCGTGGTCGGCGTTGATCCCTCAGGATCGGACGACGCCGAGAATGCGGATAATGATCCGATCGGAATCGTGGTTGCCGGACTAGGCGTGGACGGAAATTGCTACGTGTTGGAGGACTGCACGGTTAAAGCTGGACCAGCGACGTGGGGCAATGTCGCAACCAGCGCATTCGAGCGCCACAGCGGCGATATGGTCGTAGGAGAGATCAACTATGGCGGGGCGATGGTCGGCTTTGTCATTCGGGCCGCTAGACCGAGGACGCCGTTCAAAACCGTAACTGCGAGCCGAGGAAAGGCGGTGAGGGCAGAGCCTTTCTCGGCCCTGTATGAGCAAGGCAAGGTTCGCCATGTCGGGCGGCTCAATGATCTGGAGGAAGAGCTTACCGCATTTACGACGCACGGTTATGTGGGCGGCGCCAGTCCTAACAGGGCTGATGCGCTGATCTGGGCGCTTGCCGAACTATTCCCTGGCGTTGTCGCTGGGCCGAAGCAAGCCGACGGGCCAGTGAGCATTCCGGGCCTGCGGACATCGTTCAACCGCTGAAATGTCCAAACGCCTAGCCTGACCGCTTAACCTATCATTCGCGCCGATGGCGCAGGGTGCTGATTACGAAGCGGAGGACAACTCCCCAAAGGCAAGTAGCCAGAGCCTCGCTGCTGTTCACGCCCGCGCCATCAAACGCTTTGACGCCGCCTCCATCCCGCAACAGGAAATCCGCGCTCACGCGCTCCTGTGCCGCCGCTTCATCTCGGTTCCCGGCGCCATGTGGGAAGGTGCATGGGGCGAGCAGTTCGAGAACAGCATCCGCGTCGAGATCGACAAGCTCTCCAAGGGCGTGGACAAGATCGTCACCGATTACCGCGAGAACCGGATCGTTCCCGACTTCCGCCCCGCCGGAGGGGATAGCGACCAGGACACCGCCGACACGCTGGACGGGGTTCACCGCGCCGACGATTACCACTTCAAGTCGCAGCAGGCTCGCGACAATGCATTCGAGGAAGCTGCATCGGGCGGCATGGGCGCATATCGCCTGTGCAATGAGCTTGCCGATCCATCCGACAAAAACAGCGACGAGCAGCGGGTAAACCCCGCCTCGATCATCGTGGATGCGGATCAGCGGGTGTTCTTCGACCCCAATTCCAAGCTTTACGACAAGTCGGACGCTGAATGGGCAATCGTGCTCACCGCCATCGCCAAGGACAATTTCGAGGAAGATCATCCCGGCAAGGCGAGTAGCTGGCCGGAGAACGTGCTTCGACCGGCATTCGATTGGTTCACGCCAGAGATCGTGATCCAGGGCGAGTATTACGAAGTTGCGGAGATCGAATCCGACCTTCTCATCATGACCCAGACGCTTTCAGGAGAACAACAGCGCGAATGGGCCGACGAGGTTGAGGCTGACGACCTCAAGGAACTCAAGTCGCAGGGCTGGAAGGTCGAGAAGGTCAAGCGGCTGCGGAAGCGTGTCCGCAAGTACCTGATGACCGGCGCCGAAGTGCTGGAGGATCAGGGTTTCATTGCGGGCACCGAGATTCCGGTTGTGCCGGTGTATGGCAAGCGCTGGTTCGTGGACAACCAGGAGCGGTTCCGGGGCTACGTCTCGAAGCGCATGGACAGCCAGCGCATCTACAACGCCAAGGTGTCCAAGCTCAGCGAAAGCGATGCGCTAGCGCCGCGCGAGAAGCCGATCTTCGCCGCTTCTCAGATGCCGCCCCACCTCCAGGAGTTGTGGGCCAAGCAGGAGCAGGAACGCCATCCCTATGCGCTGGTAGAGCCGCTGATCGATCCAGTTACGGGGAGTATCGCCAGTGCCGGTCCTATCGGCAAGATCGAGCCCCCGCAGATCCAGCCTGTCACCGCGCTATTGCTTCAGGCCGCCAACGCAGACCTCACAGACGAATCCGAGGACGGGGCTGATGAGGTCAAGGCCAACACCTCGGTCGAGGCAATGGACCTTGCCGCATCACGGGTTGACGCCAAGTCGGCGATCTATCTCGACAACATGCGCCAGTCGGTCCAGCGCGAGGGCGAAATCTACCTCTCGATGGCGAAAGAGATCTATTACGAGCCGGGACGCACGGTTGAGACCATGAGCCCCGATGGCGACGACGGGGAGGCCACGCTTCACGAGCCCTATACCGACGCCAAGGGCGGCTTCAGGATCAGGAACGACTTCACCAGTGGTCGATACAAGGTCATTTCCGATGTGACCGAGGCGACCGCGACCCGGCGCGAGAAAACCGTCCGCTCGATGCTGAGCGTTGCCGAGGTATCGGTCCAGGCACAGGACATGGAAGGCGCACAGGCGGCCTTGATTACCGCCACGCTGAACATGGATGGCGAAGGCCTTGATGACTACCAGCGCTGGAACCGGCAACGTGCGCTGAAACTCGGCCTCGTCCAGCCCAACGAGGAAGAGAAGCAGGAGCTTGCCCAGCTACAGGCGCAGGCCGCTCAACAGCCCAATCCCGAACAGCAGATTGCGGACGCCAAGGTTCAGGAACTGCGCGCCAGTGCCATTCAGAAGGGCGCAGATGCCGGTCTGAAGATCGCGCAGGCTCATGCCCTGGGTGGACCGGCAGAGGTTCCGGAGACACCTGATGGGTTGGAGCAGGCGCACACGCTCGCCCAGATTGGCAAGACGGCGGCCGAGACCGAGCATTTGCGCACCCAAACAGCGCATCTGCCGCAGCAGCTCGCGATCGAGGCGCTGAACGCGAAGAGTAACGCGGTGAAGGCGCACGCTTCGACGTTGAATAAGCAAAAACCCAAAGCCTGAATTGTCCAAACGCGCGAATGATTAAGCGGGCGTAGCTTCTCTCCATTGGCAACCGCCGGGGCCTTTCCCGGTGAGACAAAGGAGCAAACATGGCTGACGAAGCCCCCGCCGCCGAGGAAGAAGTCCTCGAAACCCCCGAAATCGAGGAAGTCGAGCAGCCGGAGGTTGAAACCCCGGTAGAGGAAGAAGCCCAGACCGCCGAAGATGAAGGCGAGGAAGAGGTTTCCATCGGCTTTGAGGACGAACCCGAGGAAGAGTCTGACAGTCCCGACGATTCCCCGACCATCAAGCGCATTCGTGAGCGCAATCGCGAGGTCAACAAGCGCAACCGCGAGCTGGAGCGCGAGCTTGCCGAGCTTCGCGCCGGAAGCGTTCAGGCCAAGCCCGCACTAGGTCCCAAGCCGACGCTCGAAAGCTGCGACTGGGACGAAGAGAAGTTCGAAGCCGCGCTTGACACATGGAAAAGCGAGCAGGCCGAAGCCCAGGCCCAGACCGAGCGAGCCGAGGAAGGCAAGCGCAAGGTTCTGGAAAGCTACAATCGCGACCTTGAGGCCTACAAAACCCGCCAGCGCTCGCTCGGCGTGGCCGATTACGAGGAAGCCGAGGCGGTTGTTGTCGGCGCGCTCAACCTCGAACAGCAGGCGGTGGCATTGCAGGCCGCTAACGACCCGGCAGCGCTGGTTTACGCGCTCAGCAAGTCGCCCGCCAAGCTTTCCGAACTGGCGAAGATCGACAACCCCTGGAAGCTGGCAGCCGCAATCGCCCGCATGGAGGGAAGCGTGAAGGTTGTAACGCGCAAGAAGGCCCCGAACATCGACCGTCCCGTCAAGGGATCTGCGTCGATGCAGTCGCTCACGCAGGATGAACAGCTCGCCAAGCTTGAGAAGGAAGCCGACGCAACCGGCGACCGTACCAAGCTGATTGCCTACAAGCGCTCACTCAAGGCGAAGGTATGAACCTCCACGTCCTCGACGCTGAGCCAATTGGTAAGGGCGTGATCTCATTGCTTGAGGACGCGCTGCAAGCGGCAAAGGCGGGAGAGGTTTCGTCTGTCGCTTTGGCTCTTGTTCGTCGGGACGGAACAATGGGGCAGGCTTGGTCGGATGCTCCGAGCCTGTCCTGCCTCGTTGGCGCTGTCACGCGGATGCAGTTCGCGCTGCTGCAATTTGCCGAAGAATAGCCCGCTGAAATGTCCAAACGCGTGGCCTGAAACTTTCCCGTAAATACACTCCCGAACGCCGCACCCTCAGCCCCCTCCGGCTGCAAACGGAGCGAACCCAAGCGGCTTCCTGACCGGCCACGCGCCGAGGCGGCAAGCAACCAAGCTGAGGGTTTCCCATCATGGCAGTGAATGATTTCAACAAGGAAGAGCGGGTCGCGTTCGACAACGTGATCGAGGGCTTCCAGGACGCGCTTGTCGCGTCGAAGAACGTCAACATCTACGGCACCGACGGCCAGCTCATGGAGCGTGCTCGCGACACCATCTGGCGTCCGCAGCAATACATCAGCGTCGGCCAGGACCGTATCGTCGGCTCGGCAGTCACCGCGAAGGGCAAGGAACAGCTTTCGGTTCCGGCGACCCTCGGCTTCCAGCCCAACGACACCTTCGAGCTTGATGCTCTGGAGCTTCGCGACCAGCTTCGCGACGGTCAGCTCGGCAAGGCTTCGACCAACTATCTCGCCGCCCGTATCAACGGCGACGTTCTGTCGGTCGCGTGCCTTCAGGGAACGCTGGTGGTCAAGACCTCGGCTGCTGCGGGCAAGTACGATCACGTCGCGCTGTGCGACAGCCTCTGCAACGAGCAGGGCATCGCCGCCGACGACCGCTACCTGATGCTCAACAGCCGCGACTACAACGGCATGGCGAGCGACCTGGCGAACCGCACCAGCATGGTCGGCAAGCCATCCAATGCCTACGAACGCTCGATGGTTGGCGATGTCGCTGGCTTCTCGACGTTCAAGCTCGACAGCGGCAAGCGCATCGCTGCTGCGGCGGGTTCTGGCATTACGATGGACACCCGTTCGACGGCCTCGAACTACTACGTCCCGGTTGCAACCCGCGTTGCCGCCACGGGCGAAAAGTCGAACGTCGATAACCGCTACCAGACGATCACAGTCTCCTCGACCACGAACGTCGCTGCGGGCGACTGCTTCACCATCGCCAACCTCAACGCGGTTCACCACATCAACAAGGGCGACACCGGCCAGCTCAAGACGTTCCGCGTCATTGCCGTACCGAGTTCGACCACGCTGGTGATTTCGCCCCCGATCATCTCGAACCAGGGCGGATCGGACGTTGAGGCCAACTACCAGAACTGTGTCGCAAACTCGACTGCTTCGAACGCGGCGATCACGTTCCTGAACACGGCTGCTGCTGGTTACAACTGCTTCTGGCGCAAGCCGGCGATCGAGCTGCTTCCGGGCAGCTACGCGGTTCCTGCTGGTCAGGGAGCGGCAGTCATGCGGGCTTCGACGGACAACGGGATCGAGGTCGTGATGACCAAGAAGTTCGACCCGCTGACCTTCGTGTCCACCTACACCTTCGATGCCCGTTACGGCGTGGTCATGACCGACCCCGAGCAGTGCGGCATCCTTCTCTTCGGTCAGCCGTAAGGAGCGCCCTGAAATGTCAGTAGCTATTCCTCACAAGCAGGGCGTCAAGATCACTGTGGCCGCGAGTGACAAGCTCGCGGTTTACAGCCCGGCGCCGTTCAAGGTGTTCCAGGTCACGGCGGGCTCTCCGCAGATCCCGGCGAACAAGAGCCTGCTGTTCTCGGGCAGCGGTTCCTACACGACCGCAAACGCCTTCTCGAATGCCACCCAGGTCATCATCCAGATGGGCGACCGCAATGGTTGGTATGCCACGGGCACGGCTCCGGTCGTTCCCGAGGCGAACAACCTGAACATCGTCCAGGCTGCCCCAGGCACCCTCAACGCCACGGGCACGCTGACTGGCGCGCTGATCCTCGGCGGCATCGTCACTTCGACGACTGCGGCTGCGGTGACGGCGACCCTCGATACTGGGACGGTGATGGATCAGGTGGTTGACTCCGCCGCGATCAACGACGCCTTCGACTGGACGGCGGTCAACACGGGCGGCTCCAACGCCTTTACCGTGACGGCCTCGACCGGCCACACGATTGTCGGCGCTGGCGCTGTCGCGGCTTCAACGTCCGGCACGTTCCGCACCCGTCGCACAGGCGCGGCCACCTGGGTCACTTACCGCCTGTAACATGGATGACGGTTCATTGGGGCGCTGGCTCCCTACGGAGATGTCGCATGGAAGCCTTTAGTCCAGGCCCCAAGACGGTGAATATCAACGTCAGTTCATCGTCACAGAGCGTTCAGGTGACGGCGCATCGCGGGAAGGCCCAGGTGCGTATCATGAACAACGGTTCCGCGACGGCGTGGATAGCCTTCGGTGACAGCACCGTCACGGCTTCCGCGTCGTCGGGAATCCCGGTCGGCCCTGGCGTCACGGAGGTCATGACCGTTGGTGACTCTGCTTCGATCTATGTGGCAGCTATTGCTGCGGCTTCTACGGGGAACATCTACTTCACTCCCGGCGCCGGGGTCTAACTCCGTGGCCGTCCATAGCGGCGGACGCGGGCTGGGCCACATGTCCCGTGTGCCTCCAATCATTGGAGGCGGGGCGGTAGCGATCAACACCGCCGCGCCGACCATCACGGGAACGCGCGGCAGCACGCTCACAGCTCATGCTGGGACGTGGACCGGCTCGACCTCGGTTTCAGGTCAATGGTATGCCGACGGCACGGCTACCGGCAACACGACCACAAGTTATTCCGACACCGACGCCACCCAGACCATCGAATATCGCGAGACCGCGCTTCCGGGTTCGGTAACGGCCTCGGCGTGGGACGGTGCTGTTCCTAACGCGACGGCGATGACGTTCAACCCGGCGGACAAGACATCGGGCTGCACGCTCTCCAACGGCAATCTCACGGCAGACAACTTCACATCGCCAGTCGAGTCCGTCCGCACCACGGCAGCCTTTACGTCCGGCAAGCACTATTTCGAGAGCCATATCGACCTCGTTGGCTCCAACCAGGCGATCTGCCTTGCTGACTCCTCGTGGGTTCTGTCAGGTTGGCCGGGCCAGTCGAACGCGCACGGCTTCTCGTTCAACAGTCAGGGCGATGGCTGGTTCAACGGCAACTTCGGAACAGGCTCAAGCTTCACGACCGGCGATGTCATGGCGATCGCCGTTGACGCGGATAACAAGAAGGCGTGGGTTCTCAAGAACGGTGTTTCAATAACCGGCAACCCCAGCACCGGGACGGGGGGTTACGCCCTCACTGGAATGGGCTCGACCATCTACCCGACTTGGGCGGGGCAGTCGGGCCACCAAACCGCTACCTATAACTTCGGGGCCACGGCGTTTGCCTATACCCCGCCAACTGGCTTCTCCGGCGCATCCGGTGTGACGGTCCTCGGCGCGGTCAATCCGCAGTCCTCCGGGGCCGTAGGCAAGCAGCAGATCGACATCACGGCGACCTCGACCGTCTCCGGCACGACCGGGATGCAATACAAGGTCGAGACCTCGACCGGCGTCCTCGTCCAGGGCTGGACGAATATGACCTATTCCGCCGGGAGCGCATCGGCCACCTATACCATCGCGGACTTCGCCTATCAGGCAACGACCTTCAAAGTGTTCGCGCGTAACGTCGGCGGGACTGTCCAAGTCGCCGCGTCAACAACGAATGCCAGCGCGCTCTACCTCCAGCAGTCGATGAAGATCGGCCTCAACGACGGCTTCTGGGATTACTGGTCGAGCCAGGTTCCAGGCCGCGACATCTTCGAGTTCGTGACGCTCCACCCGTCCGAGAACATGCACATCAGAAATCAGGCGACTGGCCAAAGCCACTTCAACGGGATGCTGCCTCCCGGCCTCGACTTCCCGACCTATGCTCACTGGAACGAAACCTACAACCCGGCGCAACTCTATCCAGCCACTTCAACGCCGGGTGACGATAACTACCTGGTGTGCGTCTACAACGGGGTGATGTGGCGGCGAACGTCACAGACTCCGCGTTCAGGTGTTGCCCCTGATCCTGCGGACAGCGCGGGCACGACGAGCGGGTGGCAGCGTTACTATTTCTCCGCAGGCAGCTTGGTTGGCCTGAAAGCGGATGGCTGGCCTTCGCAGCATCCTTCAGACACCAACCTTCAGATCGCCATTTACGTCCCGTCCAACGGCTTCAAGGAAAGCCATTACCCATTCACAGTTCACTGCAAGACCGAGCCGGGAGTGGTGATGACTTCCACCAACGGTTCGGTGACTATGACGAATGTGAACCTTGCGGCGGGTACGTTCGATCTAAACTACACCGGAGACAGCACGACCTATCTCCTGCTCGATCGCTCGACACCGATCAGCTCAGCGTTTTTCATCTCTGGTGTGGCGACGTTCGAAACAGGCGCTCCGGCGCAGGACATCGGGCACCCCTACGTCAATGTCGATAAGCTGTCCGATTTCGCACCGTTCTACGCGATGCGGAACATGTCCGCTGCGCTCACCAATCACTCGACCGACGAGGTTATCAACGGAAGGACTGCGGCCAACTCCGTTCCTTCCGGGGGGCTACGGCTGTGGAAATACAACGTCGATATGGCGAACTCGAACAATCACCCGGCGATCTGGGTGAACGTCGATAGCTCGTGCGATTCCACCTACATCGACGCAATGGCGTCCTACTACCTCGCCAACCTCAATCCGGGGATCACGGTCTATCTCGAACTCTCGAACGAGCGTTGGAACGGGGCCTTCCACCAGGCCACCAATCTCCAGGACCGAGCTGTCGCAAACGGTATTACCAACCGCCAACAGCATTCCCGCGAACACAAGGCGATGGTGACGCGCTGGCGGACTATCTGGGGAGGCTCGACGAGCCGGATCAAGGCCGTCCTGGCGTGGCAGGGAGTAGCCACGATTTCGGACTGGCAGGAGATGCTTGACTTCGAAAGCGGCTATCAGGCTGTCGATGTCGTCGCCAAGGCCACCTATTTCAACTGGACAAACCTCCGCTCTGCCGGACAGGACGTTGGCGACTATACCAACACGCCAACTGCCGTTCGCAACGCCGTCTCGGCCAACGATTACGCGGCGTTCGAGACTGCCTGCGATGCAGTCATGAGAACAGCGGCGGATTACATGGTCACGCTGGCGAAAGAGCTGTTCGACTGGATCCCGACCTATTCGGTCTCGAAGGGGCTTTCCAAGGACGCAATCGGCACTGCGTCATACGAGGGCGGGCCGGAGATCATCGTCAATCAGGGTAACTGGGATGCTGGCCTCGGAGCGGGGATGGGTGCGAGGGTTCTGGGCTTCGTCCAGACCTACAAACGCTCTGCGGCGATGGGCGCGACCTACGCTTACTATCTCGATAAGCTGGCGACCCAGTGCCCGCATCTGTTCATGGCATTTGACTACCAAGGCCCGGCTGATGGATGGGGACATATGAGCCGTGAGGGGCATCCGACCGACGAGCCTTATGCGACACTGAAAACGAAGG